AGCAACTAGTAAATTTACAAACCCTAAATGGAAACGATATGGGAATAGTAACGTACCTTTTTCTATTGGAACAGGTAACGTTGCAGTGGTTGTTGAGGATTGTGTGAGTGCATCTGTGCTTGATAGTGAAGGGTGTGTTGGGGTTGCTTTGTTAGGAACATCTTTATCACAACAACACAGAGAGCATTTACAACAATTCTCAACAGTCATCATTGCTTTAGACCCTGATGCTAGTTACAAGTCTTTCAGTATTATGAAAGAACTTAGGAGTTATGTTAACGAAGTCTTAGTGTTAAAGTTAGAAGACGATTTAAAATATAGAAGAGAGAATGATTTAACTAAACTAAAGGAGTTATTAAATGGAACTATCGTTAATTAAAACTTTGATGAATAAAGATTTCTATGAAGATCACAAGGGTGCTAAGTGTCCTGATAGATTGTTCAGTAAAGAAGTTAGAAAGATCAAAGCAACCATAGATAAAGCTATGTTACAGTATGGTAGGACAGTTACTACAGATGAAATACAGGCATTGTTTCTATCATCTAATCCTAGTTTGACTACTGCACAGAAACAGGCATACGAATCAATGTTTCTTACATTGAAGAAGGAGACTGAACTTGGAAAAGACATTGCACAAGAAGTGCTTTCAAAATTATTTCAACAAATCGTGGGCGAAGATATTGCTAACATTGGTTTTAACTATGTCAATGGTACTCAATCCACACTTGAACCTCTTAGAAATATACTTGATTCCTATGGTGATGACTTTATTCCTAATCTAAATGTGGATTGGGAAGACCTTAGTATTGAGAATCTTATTAAGAGCAACGATCTAGAGACTAGATGGTCATTTAATATACCATCATTGGTGCATCAATTAGAGGGTGTCAATGAAGGTCACTTGATTGAGGTAGGTGCTAGACCTAACACAGGTAAAACTAGCTTCCATGCCTCTCTAATCGCTTCCCCTACAGGCTTTGCACATCAAGGTGCTAGGTGTGTGGTGTTATGTAATGAAGAGAAGGCAGTAAGAGTTGGTGCAAGATACCTAACTGCAGCAGTAGGCATGAATATGCACGAGATACGTGACAAACCTAGTCAGGCACACGAGTTGTGGAAGAAGGTGGAGAAGAATGTATCCATCAAAGATGCCACAAGTAAGGACATGAATTGGGTTGAGAGTATCTGCAAGGCATATAAACCTGACGTGCTTGTCCTTGATATGGGAGATAAGTTTGCAATCACACAAGGATTTGCTAGACAAGATGAGGCACTAAAGGCTAATGCTATCCATGCTAGACAGATAGGTAAGGCATATAACTGTGCAGTATTTTATATGTCACAGTTAAGTGCAGAGGCAGAGGGTAAAGTATTACTGAACCAATCTATGATGGAAGGCAGTCGTACAGGTAAAGCAGCAGAGGCAGATGTTATGATATTAATAGCCAAGAACCCACCTGTTGAAGGTAAAGATGGAGAAGATAGTGTACGTCATCTTAACATTGTCAAGAATAAAATTACAGGTTGGCATGGCAAAATTATCTGTGATCTAGATTATAAGTTAGCGAGGTATCAGGCATGACAAAGTACATAACTTGTATCAAGTGTGATATAGAACAACCTGTAACACAGTTCATTGCTATGAAGTCAGGTGAAATAAAAAGAACTTGTAAGTCATGTAAGAATGGACACAAGGCTATAATTAAAAAGTTACGTAAGGAGAATGAATATCCTAGTGAGGATTACTGTTGCCCTATCTGTGACAGAGACTTGGAAGAACTATCTAAGTATGGACAGATGAGAATGAAGACATGGGTGTTGGATCACTGTCATGAAACAAATACTTTCAGAGGTTGGATATGCCATCACTGTAACACAGGACTAGGTGCATTCTCTGATGAGACAACAAGACTAGCTCATGCTATGAGATACTTGGATGCACACAGGGCAAAACTTGAAAAGGCAGAAGATATTTACACTAAAAAAGATTTACCTGAACTAAAAGAAGAATTAAAAGAGACAGAGAAAGATGCAAAGCAACGTGATTTAGATTGCTACCATAAAGATTACTATTCAAACTCATATGCACGAGAGGCACAGAGACTACGTAAGTTAATTAAGTTTATTGAGGCAGGACTAGAGGTGCAAGAGTATGAGAGTGGTACTGTTTTAATCAATGATAAGTTTGTAGTTACACTACGTAATGATAATTGGAGAATACTACACAAGAATAAATGGTACAGACACAAGTCTGACCTACAACATTTTATAGATAATTATATATTGAAGGAGCAAAACAAATGAAACTAACACTTGACGTAGAGAACACAGTTACCAAGAGAGATGGTAAGATGCACCTTGATCCATTTGAGCCTGACAATAAGTTAGTCATGGTGGGTTGTCTCACTGATCAGGGCAACGAATACCTATATAGTATGGACAGAGATGGTACACCTCATGTTGAGATACAAGAGTTACTAGATCAGGCAACCATACTTATAGGACATAACATAGCCTATGATTTGATGTGGTTATGGGAATCAGGATTTAGATATGATGGTCCTGTTTACTGTACCATGTTATCAGAGTATATATTACAGAGAGGATTGAAAGAACCATTACATTTAAAAGATTGTGCAGAAAGGTATGACCTTGAAACAAAGAAGGAAGATACTTTGAAACAATACTTTGCCAAAGGTTATGCTACAGATGAGATACCTAGAGATGAGCTAAGTCAGTATTTATCTGCAGATTTACACGCAACACAACAACTATGTGATGCACAGTACAAGAAACTAAATAGCACGGAGTATGCAGGACTTATGGAATCTGTAATACTTACAAACAAAGTTTGTGTATCTCTTGCTAAGATATATAAGAATGGATTTAAGGTAGATCAAGATAAACTATTAGAAGTTAAACAAGAGTTTGAGCAAGAGAAGAAAGATATAGAAGAACGTTTGACTGCACAGGTAAGAGAACTTATGGGTGATACACCTATTAATCTCAATAGTCCTGAACAAATGTCTTGGGTCATTTATAGTAGAAAGATTAAAGACAAGGCTACGTGGGGTAATTACTTTCATCCTAACATGAATGAAAAACAATTTAAAAATAATGTAGCATACAATTCTAGTGTGGTATATAAAACAAAAGCAGAACAGTGTGGGTATTGTAAAGGCACAGGATATATCAGGAAGATAAAGAAGGATGGTAGTCCATATGCTAAGTCTAGTGTATGTCCTATATGTGATGGGAAGGGATATAAGTTTATACCTACAAAAGAGATTGCAGGATTAAAGTTCTCTGCACCTAATCAGAAGTGGATAAGTGCAAATGGTTTTAGTGTGAACAAACATAATCTAGAATTACTACAGAATGTAGCCAAGGATAGACACATGACAGATGCAAAATCTTTTTTACAAGATATACAGAGATTGTCTGCACTAGATACATACTTGTCCTCGTTTGTTGAGGGCATAGAAACACATATAAAACCTGATGGTATGTTACACGTAAGATTACTACAACACAGAACATCTACAGGTAGATTTAGTGGAGCAGATCCTAATATGCAGAATATGCCTAGAGGTGGTACGTTCCCTGTGAAGAAAGTATTTGTATCACGTTGGGAAGGTGGAGAGATATTAGAGGCAGACTTTGCACAGTTAGAGTTTAGAACTGCAGCATTTCTGTCACAAGATAAAGTAGCAATGAAGGAGATAGAAGATGGATTTGATGTGCATAGTTATACTGCTCGTGTTATTAGTGATGCAGGTGAGCCTACTACTCGTCAAGAGGCGAAGGCACACACGTTTGCACCACTCTACGGAGCAACAGGCTTTGGCAGATCGTCTGCACAAGCAACATACTACAAGCACTTCACAGAAAAGTACAAAGAAGTCAACTTATGGCACACCAGATTGGCTCAAGAGGCTATGAATACAGGTATGATAAAGACACCATCAGGTAGAGAGTTTGCATTTAAGAATATGCAGAGGTATGCCAATGGTAAAGTGTCTCACTTCACACAGATAAAGAACTATCCTGTACAAAGTTTTGCTACTGCAGACATTGTGCCTGTGGTTTTGATGGAGATAGAGAAACAGTTAAGTCAGTTGAAGTCATGTATTGTGAACACAGTTCATGATTCTATTGTGATAGATGTACACCCTGAAGAGAAACAGAGGGTTACGTTTATACTAAAATCTATTAACACTAATATGAAAAGTATTATAGATAAACAGTTTCAGATTGATTTCAATGTACCTCTAAAATTAGATATGAAAATAGGTAATAATTGGCTTGACACAAATAATATTATGTGATATAACAAACAATCTTTAAAGAAAGGAAGGTAAAAATATGAATGAAATTGTTACAATAAATACAGAAAATTATTCTGTTATGGCTAAAGCTATGGGTCTAGCAGGAGAATCTTCTGACAGTAAGAGTAGTAATTTAGCTAGACTAAAACTACAACATAAAAATATTATGGGTGAGAAAGAAGTAGGTGATGAGATAGAAGAAGTAGTAAAGATAAAGGCAGGTTCTTATAAGTTAGATGTGCCTGATGATACTGCTTACTATGCTAAAGAAGTTACTATTAGACCATTCATGCAAAGGTTTATGTACAAAAGATTTGTAAAGAATACTAATGCAAAACAAGGTGAACCATTAGGTATTTTTCATAAAACTATCATGGCAGATAATTTAAATATTGACCTGAAAGATAATCAAGGTACATTTAATTGTGGTAAACCTAGTGGTTATATAAAAGACTTCGCATCTTTACCTGCAGATATGCAGAACTTAATAAAGCAAATAAAAAGAGTTAGAGTTTTATTTGGATTAATAACTATGAAAGATATGAAGACTGAAACTGAAGGTAAACTCACAGAAGTAAAAGATCTTCCTTTTATTTGGGAGATAGATAATCGTGAGGCATTCAAGATTGTAGGAAAACCTTTTGCTACACTTTCTACTATGAGAAAGTTACCTGTGCAACATAACATAACTGCATTGGGTGATCCTAGAGCTTTGCCTAGTGGAGATAAGTTCTATGTTCCTAAAGTTATGTTAGATACTACTAACACTATTACTTTAAGTGACAAAGATCAAACAACTTTTACTGACTTTGTATCTTGGATTGAGAATTACAATACCTATATAATGAATATGTGGGATGAAAAAGTAAACTCAACTATGTCAACTGAAGATGAAAATACTGTGGATCAATTTGTGCAGATAGATAATCAAGATGTAGCCTAATGAAAAGTAATAATCCTTTTAAGGTACATAACATTAACTATCTGTCACCTAGTAGTATTAACACCTACATAAGTGATATGCCTATGTGGATAACAAGATATTTGTATGGTGTTAAATCTTCTAGTGGTGCTAGTGCAGTAAGGGGTATTGCAGAAGAGTTTGCACTAGCCAACAAGTATGAGAAGGGTGTGTTTGACTTTAATCTTTTAGATGTAAAGTTCATGTCCTTGTGTGCAGAATCTCAGATAGACTTGGGAGATACTAAAACAATAAAAGAAAGGAAAATATTAAAAGACTTTGGTAAAATTATTGACGAGAACTTTAATCATAAAAATCTTGTGGCTTATCAAGAAAAGGTTGAAGTTCAGTTTGATGATTTACCTGTACCTGTCATGGGATATATTGACTTCAGATTTACTGACAAGATTGTAGATTTAAAAACGTCTACACGAATGCCCTCTAAACCTACAGAGGCACAGAAAAGACAGATGGCTTTATATTCTATGGCATACCCTGATAGTAGTATAGATTTATTCTTTGCTACACCAAAAGAATGTAAGACATTTACATTAACAGACTTATCACAGTATAAAGATCAACTAAAAAAAGTTGCATTTAGTATACAAAAGTTTTTGTCTATAAGTGATGATAGACATGAGTTAGCTTCGTTAGTTCATCCTAACCTAGATTCTTGGATGTGGTCAGGAGAAATGAGAGAACAAGCTAAAAAAATATGGAGTATAAAATAGTGAGTACGGATGCAAAGAAGATAGAAGACTTGCAAAAGGACATTGAAACTATGGAGAAAGAGTTGACTGAGGCAAAGAAAACTCTTCGTGATATGAGAACCAAAGGTTTGAGAGATGCTATGGAAGCTAAGAAGTTAGCAGACGAGGCAGTAAAAGAAGAGATGAAAGCTCTTGGTGTTTCATATTCTCATGACTCGTATGAGTTCAATCCTTTTACAGGTTGGAGAAGATTACTCTAGTGTCACCACATAGAGCATATCGTAACGCTTTGAAGCATGGGTATAGGAGTGGATTAGAACATAAGATTTCTATCTACTTGAAAGAGAATAAGTGTAAGTTTACTTATGAAACTATCAAGATAGAATGGGAAGATTTATCTTATCGTACCTATACCCCTGACTTTATACTTAACAATGGTATAATTATAGAAACAAAAGGTAGGTTTTTAGCAGCAGATAGACGTAAACATTTAGCTATACAGAAACAACATCCTCATTTAGATATTAGATTTGTGTTTGAAAACAGTAGAAACAAATTAAGAAAGGGAGCAAAGTCAAGTTATGGTGAGTGGTGTATCAAGTATGGATTCCGTTATTATGATAGGATCATTCCTGAAGATTGGTTAAAAGAAAAAGGTAAACACAACTACCCTAAATTTATAAAGTTTTCAGGGAGAAAGGTAAGGAGAGTAAAATAGTTATGGATAAAAATGATGTTAGTGTAGTGTTAAAACCTATTATAGAAAAAAATAAATGGACAGGAGATGTGTCTATAGGATTAGTATCCACTAATCAAATGACTCTTAGCAGAGAAGATCAAATAGATTTTTTAAAATTAGCAAGAAGATTTTGTGCTCTTTTCCCTTTGATGTTAGATGATAAAAAGGTAGAACGTGAGGCAGAAAGATTGGCAGAAAGTTTTATGCCCATTGAATATCTGCTCACTGAAAGTTTAAAAAAACATGATAATGTAATACACGTTAATTTTAAGGATGACAAATGAGACACATGGAGTATATGAAAATGAAAGCAAAACAAGCACAAGAACAATCAGACCATAAACAAACTATGGATATGGTTAATCATCCACCACACTACAACAAAGCAGGTATAGAAACTATTGATGCTATTCAGGCTATGACAGGTGATGGCTTTGAGTTTTATCTACAAGGTAACATTATGAAATATCTATGGAGATATAGATACAAGAATGGTGTAGAAGATTTAAAGAAAGCAGAATGGTATTTGTCTAAACTAATAGAGGCAGTAGATGTATCTGAAAGTTAAACTAAATATTACACTGCAGATAGACCCTGAAGAATATCCTGTTCCTGCAGATGGTAATGTAGGAGAAGAAATACAGGATTATATTAAGGATACTTTGCATGACTTAGAGGGTGTGCAGATACGACATATGAAAACAATAAGTGAGGAGTAAAATGATTAATAATTACCTACCAACAGACTATCAAAACTTTATTGCCTTGTCTAGGTATGCAAGATGGAAAGATGATGAGCAACGTAGAGAAACGTGGATTGAAACTGTAGAAAGATATTTTGACTATATGTCAAATCATCTGAAGACTAAGCATGGATATGAAATAACTAAAGCTCTAAGAGAAAAATTGAATAACTCTATTACATCTTTAGGTGTTATGCCTAGTATGAGAGCCTTGATGACTGCAGGTGTAGCCTTAGATAGATGTCATGTTGCAGGATATAACTGTAGCTACATACCTGTAGATAGTCCACGTAGTTTTGATGAATGTATGTACATACTTATGTGTGGTACAGGTGTAGGGTTTTCTGTGGAAAGAGAAAATGTAGATAAGTTACCTATTGTTAATGAACACTTTGAAGAAAGTAGCACAGTAATAACTGTTGCAGATAGCAGACCCGGATGGGCAAAAGCATTTAGAGAAATGATAGCTATGTTATATGTAGGTCAGATACCTAAATGGGATGTATCAGAGGTACGACCTGCAGGAGCTAGACTAAAAACGTTTGGTGGTAGAGCATCAGGTCCTGCACCCTTAGAAGATTTGTTTAAGTTTTGCATTGACATATTTAAAAATGCAAAAGGTAGAAGACTATATCCTGTTGAGTGTCACGATATTATGTGTAAGGTAGGTGAGGTTGTAGTTGTAGGTGGTGTACGTAGATCTGCACTTATCTCTCTGTCTAATTTAGGTGATGATCAAATGCGTCATGCTAAGTCAGGTCAGTGGTGGGAGAATGAAGGACAACGAGCATTGGCTAACAACTCTGTCGCATTTAAAGGTAAGCCTGAGATGGGTACATTCATGAGAGAGTGGACTGCACTATACGAATCTAAGTCAGGAGAACGTGGTATATTTAATCGTCAGTCTGCTAAAGTAAAAGCACTAGAGAATGGTAGACGAGATGCTAACTATCAGTTTGGTTGTAATCCTTGTTCAGAGATTATACTAAGACCATATCAGTTCTGTAATCTAACTGAAGTTGTCGCACGTGAAACAGATGATATGTTATCTCTAAAAGATAAAGTTCGTATGGCTACTATCTTGGGTACATTTCAATCCACACTTACAGACTTTAAATACTTACGTAAAGTATGGAAAGATAATACAGAGGAAGAAAGATTACTAGGTGTATCTTTGACAGGTATACTTGACTGTCCTGTACTATCCCCTGACAATGCTAATCTAGAATCTAATCTAGAAATGTTAAGAAAAGTTGCAGTAGAAACAAATAAAAAGGTTGCAGAAGATTTAGGTATACCACAGTCAACTGCTATCACTTGTGTAAAACCTAGTGGCACAGTTAGTCAGTTAGTGGATAGTGCTTCAGGTATTCATGCAAGACACAATCCTTTCTATATTAGAACTGTACGTGGTGATAATAAAGATCCACTCACACAGTTTATGATAGAGGCAGGTATTCCTGCAGAGCCTGATGTTATGAAACCTGATAGTGTCTCTGTGTTTAGCTTTCCTATGAAGTCACCAACAGGTGCTATCACAAGAACTGAAATGACTGCCATAGAACAGTTAGACTATTGGTTGATCTTTCAGAGACATTGGTGTGAGCATAAACCATCTGTAACTATATCTGTCAAAGAGCACGAGTGGATGAGAGTTGGTGCATGGGTGTATGATAACTTTGATGAGGTATCAGGTATATCCTTTTTACCTTTCAGTGACCACACGTATGCACAAGCACCTTATCAAGATATAGATGAAGATAAATATAATGACTTGACAAAAGCCATGCCACGTGCTATAGATTGGAGTAAGTTACAGGACTTTGAAAAAGAAGATACTACTAGTGGTAGTAAAGAACTAGCCTGTACTGCAGGTGTATGTGAAGTTGTAGATATAGAAGGGAGATAAATATGAGAGAGATGTTACTATCAGCTTTGAAGTCCTATTACGTAGGACATATAAATAAACACATTGCCAATGTTGAAATCTATTTAAGTAGGTCTACAGGTATTGGAGAACATTCTGATATCATAGAGGCTATGGACAAAGAGGTGGCAGAGATTGGTAAGTATGATGATAGACTATCAATGATAATGAAATATTTAGAAAGGAGACAATCTAATGAGACAGAAGAAAAAAAGGAATCCAAATCTAAGTAAGTATGATGCACCCTTACGTATTCAGTTTGAACGTGGACTAAATGCATTCAAGGGTAAACAATACATACAGACTGTTCGCAGTAAAGATGCAAAGATTATTGCTACAGTTAGTCCTTACAATCCAAACACTATGCAACATAGGGAATGGCAGAGAGGATATGACTTTGCATACTTTAAAAACTTAGAAAGAGTTAAACGTGAAGAAGCTAGAAGAAGAAGCCAAGAGGTTCATGCAGAGTAGGATAAAACCTACTCATGAACTACCTGATATAATAAAAAATCTAGAAATTATACTTAGAAGGTTAAAAGAAATAGATGCAAAAAATAACACCAACTCATGACTTGTCATGGTATCTTAAATGGACAGGCTCTATGTTAATTATGTCAGGGATTATCTGTAGATCGGCAGGTGTTCTGCCTTTCTACGATTTGGTAGCCTCGTGTATAGGCACAGGATTACTAGCAGGTATGGCTTACATATGGCATGATAGAGCACTACTCACTGTTAATGTCGTAGCCTGTGCTGCCTTGGCTATGGGTGTGTTGAGGTCTGTGTTTACCTAGTCATCAATCCACCACGATTTAACTTAGGTGTTATTTCCATGATGACTTCTTTGTATTGTCGTGGTGACAAAGATAATATCTTTTCTTCTGTTGCAAGTTTATAATCTAGTATGTTACCTTTTGTTTCACGTAGTGTAGATTGCAACTCATTAATAAACTTCTTTGCACTAAAATCTTTAGGTGCTTCTCTGTCTTGATAACCCTTCAATCTTTTTGGAGCAGTTTGCATTACACCTCTACTAGGTTTCTCTAATAAAGCACTTAATACTCTCATATTATTTTTCTTTTCCCCTTTTGGTAATACGATACTTAGACCTTCAACAAGTCCAGATAGATTTGGAGATACTCCTAATTCATCTATGATTTCATCGTAGCCACCTCTAGCTCCTGCAGTTCTTGTGAACTTGGCTAGTTCAAGAGCACTGTTAAAATAATCTTTAACTAAATCATAACCTTTCTTTTGATTTACAGGATCTCCAATTAAGGCTCTGTTATTAACACTACCTATAGATAGTTCTAGTTTTTTGTGTTTGTCAAATGCCTCGTTTGCTTTTTCAACCATAGCTAACATCTTTGGATCATCTACGACTTTCTTTGGTTTAGTGAGAAAATCAGGTCTAGTAAACGCTACCTCTGCCTCTGTATGTGCAGACTTAGGTAGCTTTATACCTAGAGTGTCATCTGTCATAACATCTCTATATTTATTAAACAATCCCTCTCTAAGATCTTTATCACGTGAATATAAATTGACAATCTTGTTATAATCATCAGGTGTCATACTTTTAAATTTACCATAAGGTAACTCTGTAAATAATAAATTCTCTACAGTTCTACCCATTTCATCTGTTCCCATTGCCAAATCACCTACCTCACCTCCACCCGGAGTTGTAAAAGCAGGTTTTACAGATGTAACAGGATCAAGTGACATTGATAATGCAGGTGTTCCTAGTTCTGCATGAATAGGTTTTTTTCTAGTGGCTAAACCTAGATATGTTTTATCTGTTAATTTTCCTGTGCTATCTTCATATCTATCAAAACCACGTCTTGCCATATCATCAATAAATGTTTTCTCAAGTTCCACTACCTCTGTTAAATCTTGTCTATTTCTCTTTGTTAGTTCTGCCTCTATATCTCTAAGATCTACTTTATTATTATCAAGTAACTTAACTACACCATATGTCTCACCCTCATAATTATTAATAGCAGATGGTGTTCCTTTTAAATATACTTCACCTGCCTCTGCATTAGTTTCTAAAGATATTGTGTCATTATAAACTTTAGGAGTAGGGGGTACATTAGAATCCTTACTTGCATTTGCTAATACAGGAAATTGTATTTTAGCACCTGCATATTTATCTATCTCATCTACATCTTTACCTACCTTCATACCATAAGTAGCTATATCTATGATGGGATTACCATCGTTAGCATCTACTATCTCTGTAAATATTTTTGAGTTGTCCATGAATGTTCTTGCTAATTCATTTGCTTGATGATCTCTGTCTATGTATGTGCCTAGTTTTGGTGATGCCCTAAACTGACCCATAGCAGTGCCATGATATAATATCTCTTTCCTAGGTTTGTCAAGCATCTTAATACGTTTCTTATGCTCTTTCTTTTTAAAATTATTCTTTATTTCTTTTATTTGGCTCTGTCGTTTTGTTGATATATTTTTATTAAACTTATCACCTAATTCTTTCTTTACATAATCACTTGTATTTACAAGTATATCAGTGCCTGTTTTCCTGTCACCTCTTTTAAATGCATCTATAGCCATTTGACGTAGCATATTCTTACCTATTCTAGATACAAAACCTAATCCGGGAATCAACCCCATTGTTATTAACCCTGTAAATGCACCACCAAGACCCATCTTAATTAAATCTCTTTCACCATAACCTGCCTGTAGTAATTCATAGGCACGTGTGTAATCTTCAGGTGCATCTTTAAATGCAATCACATCACCTGTTATAGGTGCAGTTGCTAAAGCAAAGTCTCTCACATCTTTTATGGTTATAGGTTCTACACCTTGAGCCTGTCTTTGTATGTCTGTTATACCTGCTTCACGTTCTTCTCGTTTACGTTCTGCCTCTGCAAACATTCTATCAGTTTCAAGTCCTAGTTCAAATCCCCTCATAGCTTTCTCTTTCTTTTAGACATTATGCCTTTTTCTCTAAGTGTTTCAGCTACACCTGCTCTACTTAATGCCCACTGTAATACATTTACTCTATCGTCAGTGTCTGCATTTACTAAAGTTAAATCTCTAGTATTTAAAATTGAAAAGTTGTCTATTAAATTATTATCTGCATCTGATTCACCAAGTATATAATATTCATCAGTCTTTAATATGTTCCTAAACTCTGCATCGATAGCAGCTCTTTCTTCTCTAGGTAGTTTTCTATAATTTCTTATATCATTTTCACTATAAGGTAAATTAAAATCTTTTGCTAAAGTATCTAATTTAAGTAAGGCAGCCTCTCTTGCTCCGGGAACATCAGGATCAGGACTGCTAAATATATTTCTTTTTGCATATCTTTTTAAATAATTTCTTTTTTCTGCATTTGATTTAAGACTTAAATATGATTCATCCCTAAGTATAACATCTGCCAACCTTTCATTTAGATTTACATCTTTGACATTACCAGTTAACTCTTCTCTTATAAGTCTATCTACTAAATCGTTTGGATCTCTTCTATACAAATCATAGTATTGTAGATTTAAATTACGCATTTCTTTTTCTAATAAATTTAACTTAGGTAATCTAGTAAATCCTGTTAGTTGTTTTTCTAAAGGATTTATAGCTATAACTTCACCTGATCTAAACGGATTAACTAGAGGAAGATCATATTCTTTTGCACCAAAGTATCTACCTAGTGCAGTGTTAGGACCAAAGTCAGGCATAGCACGAGTGCCTCTATTATATATAATTTTAAAGAAATCTATTTCACCACCGGGTCTAGTTTCAGGAACATATCTAGCAAATTTATCAAACTGACTGTACACATCTTTTACCACTGACAATGGTATGGTATAAGTATTAACTAAATTAGCTACAAACTCTCCAAATATTTTAGAACCTTTTTCTCCTATAAAATTACCCTCTGCAGTGAAGTCATCAAACAATTTATCTATAGCATAAATACCATAACCTGCTCTGAAAGAAGAACCAAACAATGCCTGTAATGAATCTTGCATATATTGTCTAGGACTTGTAAACACTTCTGATAATCTTTTACCTGATGCATCTTTTCTATCCATTATATCTATGAATAGTCCTGCAGGGTTAAATAAGAAAGTGTCATCTAACTTTACATCTTTACCCTCTTCACTAGATTTATTATATCTTAACATAACATCTGCTGCCAAAAGATAAGGAGCAAAAGGTCCGTATGTAGGTCTTCCGTCTACTATTTTACCTGTTTCATCTTTGAACTCATACCAATATGTGCCTATTCTACCATCATCATCCATCTGTTCTTTTCGCCAGTTGTATGCAGTTGTTAGCATCATAAGACCCATGAATTGTTTTGCAGCCATTTTTCTGTAATCGTCTGCATTTTTACTAGCTATTGATTTTAAATATCCTTGTTTAGTTCCAATCCCCTCTAAGTTCATCAGTCCTAATAAAGGTGTGTGTTCATATAAGAACTTCATTTGATTTGCTACGAATCTTGGGAAAGGCAACACTGATGATATCACGAAAGGTACATTTCTATGTGCATCAATAGTTACTTTAGCAACTTTGCTAAAAAATCCATCACCTTTAAATGATTGTTGGTAAACAAACTCTAGTGCATCTTGCATAGAACCTTCTAAAGTTTCTTTACTTATAGTATTAAACTTACCATCTTTAATAAGTTGAATTAAATCTTTACCATCATCTGCTAATCTTCTTCTAAGTGATGCAGTAAACATTGCCTGTTTAAAAAAATTATCAGACATAGTATTTAAAAAGTTTGCACTAGTTCCTATCTTAGCTAATGCACCCTCTCCTGCTTGAGCAGATAAATCTGCAGCATCTCTGAATAACACAGAGGCACTATCAGGCATTGTGTTTTCAAATAACTTTCTAACCACTTGAGCCTCATATGGATTTAACATATATTTAACCACATCTAAAGAGTCCATAGGATTTTTTTTGTTAAGTAAATTATATATGCCACGTGTTCCTACATCAACCACAACTCTAAACAAAGCATTGGCATTGTTACGCATGGTAGTAGCAGGTTGTGATGTCATTAAACCTAGTCTTAATTTATCTAAGTCTTTAAGTAATCCTAGTTTTCTTTTATTCTCTATTACTTCTTTGGCTTGACCTTTAGTTACTTTAGTCAATCCTCTTTGCTCTAACTCAACTATACTATTTAATAGTGAATTTACCTTTTCTTTAGATACTTCAGGATCTATTTGTTTTTTTAAAAAGCCATGATAGCCTAATTTTCTACCTGCATCTGATATGTCTGCTAAATATATTAGAGAGAATTGATCGTATGTTAAGTTATGTTCTTTTAATATTGTGCTAAGTTCATCAAACTTTAAC